AACCAGCACCATTTGGATCATCTTTTAGACGAATTGACAATACGTTAGTTGATGCATTAATAGCTGTAACCTCATACTCATTAAATTCATCAACTGGAACTGTACCAGAATTATCTGAATAGAAAGAGATTAAATCTCCTACGTTAAATGCATAACCACTTGCATCAGCATCATCAACTGTGACTGTTTCAGCACCAGCACTTGCTGCAGCAGCAACTAACTGATTTGTACTGAAATTCTGTTCAAATGAAGTTGCAGTCGCACAAATCTGCACACCGATTGAGTTACCCCAAGTACCAGCAGTACGGGCAGTCCACTCACCATGCGAACCTTGTCCTGTAGAAAAGGATGCTTCATAATGGTCATCATCACGAATGAGAATTCCGCTGTTCGCACCAGCATTTACAATTGCTGATTCACAACGAACAACTTTAAGATGGTCTGAATACTGCAAGAAATTTGCAGCAGAAAACCAATTTTCGAACTGATTACTTGTACCTTGAGGTTTACCAAAAAGTGCAATCAATTCCTCTTCTGAACTGACCGATACTACAGAAGACACTGGACCCTTTTCAAATGCGCTCGCAATCGCACCAATCGTAGTTTGTACGGATGGAACAACATTTGTAAGATCAATCTCTCTGACATGTACGCCAGGTGAAACTAAAAAGCTCATGTTTCTACTCCTTTATATTAAGAGTGTTATTTCAATAATATTTATAAAAAACCAGTTTCCAAAAACTCTCTTTTATAAGTGTTATAACATATAAATAATTTCATGCCAAATGAACATTATGAAAAATATAAAGACACCATCAAAAAGGTAGCTCGTAGAAATTATCGCAAAAGAATTGTTCTACTCAACGAATTTCTAGCAGACAAGTCTTGTCAGCACTGTGGAGAAAGTGAAACTATGTGTCTCAAATTCTATCCTCATGATGCAGAAATACGAAAGTTAACAAAAAGAGTTGGCACAAGTAATGAAAGTCGTAAAGAAATATTTCATCTAGTAGACAACTCTACAATATTATGTACAAATTGTTGGATTAAAGCAGATAATGATTTAATTGAATTTATTTAGTTTTTTACCAATCTGTATTATAATCTCTAACTACAGGCGACCATCTGGTTCCATATTCATCTATAGTATCATCATATGGACTATCTATACCATTAACAATAAATCCAAATGGTGCCATATCTTGTTCTAATGCGTCTTGCTGTTCTTTCAGCATGGTTTTTCTGATATCATTATCAGTTAACTCTTTAAAATATGTTTGATCTGTAGCCCAACCAAATATAAACAAGCAAGCAACACAATCATCATTACAGCCATCATCTGCTGTAAAGGATGATCCCTTCACTATGAAAGTAGATAATTCATTAATGCAATCATAATCTTCTATTATTAATTTGTTATCCTCAATCATTTGCTTTAAATTAGAACAGCCCACTTTCTTTACTGCCTTAGTTGTTCTTACACCCAATTGAGCTCTACCACCAGAAAACCCTGCACCAAGAATTTGGCCTGCTCTACCACGCATGGAAGCCATAACTAAATTATCGTATTCCAAATCAAATTGTAAAGTGTTTGCAACTTGTTCACCAATATCATTTACTTCTACCATAACATATGCTTGATTATAAACTTTAGCAACCTCATATATTTTAGAAGGAAAAATTAATGGTTTAATCTCATTATCTCTATATTTAGCAACAACTCTATATGGTATTTCAGTTATATCAAAAACTATAAATGCAGAATAATCATTTTTTGTTCCTCTTGCAACATCAGCAGTTAGCATATAAATGTGATCTTGCTTAGGTTTTTCATATATGTCTAAACCAGCGTTTGTTTGCAATGGTGTTTTATATGCCATCTCTCTCAATTTTATAGCAGATATAAGAGTATCAATTGATCCAAGAAATTCACATTCAAATTCTGAATTGAACTGTGTTTCTGAAGTATTTTTTATTGTTTCCTCTTTCCATGCATCATCTCGGCCAGGAACTTCTTTCCAATGAACTTCTGTTGGAATATATGCATTTCTTCCATCTTGAGCATCTACCCAAAGCTTATAAAACATATTCATACCATGTGGGGTTGAAACTATAATAACTTTTGTAGTCTGGCCAGAAGTGATTGTAGGATAAACTGAGGAGAAAAATTGTTCTGCAATTGTGGATGGAACATATGCAAACTCATCCAAAAATATTACATTATATGAACCACCACGAACAGCACTGGAAGATGTAGCAGCTGCAACTATTTTTGAACCATTCTCTAATTCTATATTACCTTTATTCCAAGCAATAATACCTTGCTGCATCCAATCAGGTAAATTTTCATATGCAAGTTGTAATCTTCCTAATATATCTCTTGCAGTTGCAGATTTATTAGCTAGTACAGCAACACTTACACTAGGATTAAATAAAACAAAATGTAAAAGATATGAAATGATGATAGTAGACTTACCAGATTGTCTGGGTAATTTATGAATAGTAAATCTATTATTATGCATAGAATTTACCATATCCCTTTGAAAATCATACATATCAAATGGTACAAGACCATGATCAAGAGATACTATTCTAACAAAGTTTTGAATGAAATATAGCGGGTCATTAGAACATTTATTATATTCTATTATATTTTCCTCGCTAAATTCTTGAGGAACATTAACCCTCTTTAGATTAGGATTTCCTAGATATGCTTCCATTTTATCTTTCTATTAAAAAGTTACTTGCTATACTTATTCTTATCGCCTCTTTAGTTCCAGCACCAACACCATGCTCTAACCAGCTGGGAAAAAGTATTGCTTCACCCACACCAAATGGTCTTTTTCTAATTACATTAGCATATGGTTGTTTCAAGTAGTGATGAGACTTATCCATATATTCTAATAATCTAGGGTCTTTAAGATAAAGATTTGCATCCTCTGTTGGCGTAACATAATAGACGCATGACCAATTAGCTTCTTCATGAATATGAGGCATGGTGCATTCACCTTTTCGACTTATGTTCGCCCAACTATTAATCATTTTAATAGAAGCATCATCAACATAAATCTGACTCAATATTTCATTTACGCCAATAAGAAGGGATTTTTTTAAAAAAGAAAATTCATAGTCAAGTAGGTCTTTATTGCTTTGCCATCCACCTCCCTGTATTGGATCAAAGTTAAATCCTAAACCTTTTTGTTCTTTCTCTAGAACTTTATTTTTTACATATTCATTATCAATATTATTAACTGTAAAAGTATAAGTGGTTGTAGGCCACATATCATTACGTTTTATATTCTCAATTACTTCCATCCTCAATTTTATCCTTCAACATTTTTTGTAATTCCATTGTAGAGCCAACAAATAATGCGTTTGTAACATTCTTGGGTGCATTGTTTGGCACCTCTTTTAACCTACGCATCTTCTCTTGTAAATCACCCAACTTCTCTGTCACTTCAGCAACATTCTTTATTAATTGTCCAGCAACCTCATATGCTCTTGGATGCTCACCTTCTTTTGCGAGTTCTAATATTCCTTCAATCGCATCTGAACCTCTTTCAACCAAATTATAAAAATTTTCTCGTTGGTATTTGTAATCATTCTCTATATCATCTTCACTAACTTCTATTGTGTTAGGTATGATTTTAGGTACAGCAGTTGGAACTATTTTTTCTATAACACCAAGCTCTTTATCAAGTCTTAATTTTGTTGTCATGATTTATTATCGTCTTCACCCGTTTCTGGATTATACCCTAGTGCATCTTGGAAGAAAGATGTAGTCTCATTAAATCCAAAATCATCATCAGCATCAGCTGTCGATGGTTTGGGTGTGACTTTATATCTCTGCTCACGTTTCGGTGACTGATCTGGTAAATCTGTATACTGATCTACTATTGCAGTTTTAATCACCTTAGCCGAAGTTACAGGACCATAGAGATAAAATTTAGTCGTAAAAGTTAATGTATATATTAGAGCTCTACGAGTCACAAAATCTCCATCATAACTATCTTCATAACTAATACTATTTAAAATTATAGGAACATCTCTCTTAATTCCCAAATCTGGATCATCATTAATAGTTAAAGTATAATCGGGTTGAAAAAATGGAAGAATCTGCTCTACTACCTGTAACGCATCATCAGATTGTTTTGCCATGACATACAACTCAAGATCAAGGTTGTATGGAACAGGCATGTACTGTGTATCTAATTGTTTTGTATTTGTGCCCTTAACTTTTTTAAACTTTTGAACACGACTCAATTTTCTTATAGGATCATAAGAAAGATTTTTAATTTCAAATCCAATACGAGGAAGAGTAATAGCAACTTGTTTTGTTAAATCAGCATCTTCACGCAAACGCACAAGAAATTTTTCTCTTGGGCCATATGCAAGAGGAACTTTCATATGTTGAATCGCAGTTCCAGAATTATCTTTGCGAACAAGACTAATATCATTAAACAATGTTCCAAAAGCAATAATAACCTTACGAATTGTTTCGTGATAAAATTGTGTACCTAACATTATGAACTACTCCCCGCATCCCCAAATGGATTTAATTCACTAAAGTCTAGAACTGATCTGCTTTGAGCTTCAAAAAGTTCGTTCTGTGATGTCTTATCTTGATCAAAATCTCCTACTATATAGTCTTCCTGTATGAGATATTCTGCATCACCACTATCAGCAGCCTGTTCTAGAATAATACTTTCACCAACAGAAGTGCTGTCACTTTCACCAAGTATATTGTCACCATCTGTTTCTTCAAGTAATAATCCAGAAGCAACATCGTCATCAGTTCCATATTC